TGTGCGGACTACTGTTTGAGACATAAAAGGTTAGGATAAAGTTCCAGCGCGAGTCAGCCCCATATCGCGAGTTGTCAGCGCGGTCGCAATTACGCCTAGAAATTGATTTGACCGTTTCTGCTCGTCAAGTTGTTGCCGAGAATAATCTATTGCCGCGCCTCCGATCATACTTCCCCCACCACCAACCTTTTGGAGACTAGAGAGTTGATTTCCCATACTTGTAAATCCTTCTTCTTTTCTTGTTAATCCTTCAATGCCTAAGCCTGCGGGCTTTTCAGTCGTCAGCTTTTCACGAGTTGCCGTTTGCGTCTCGGTTGCCTGCGCTTTGAGTTTGTCGATCAAATCGCTAAATGCCGTGCTCTGCTCCATTTGCGGCGCAACCTCGGATGCCGTTTTTGCAGCGTTGGCAATGTTTGCCGCAGAGTCTGCGAGCTTTGGCAGCAACACTGCCGAGCCTGCGGACGTATTGCCAGCGCCTCGGGCAGATACTTCTGCGCCATAAGCCGCTGCGGCTTCAGATGCTTTTAACGCGCCTGCCCCAATCACTGGCACGTCTTTCCACATTGCAAGAATCTTAGCGATTCCAGTGACCATGAAACCGATAAACTGTTGCGCGATTCCCACAAGTGTTGTGAGTAGCCCCCCCCAGAAATCCAAGCTCGTAAATAATGAAAATTCTTCCAGCCATAATTGCATGATTCCAGCAATCGCCGCCGATAACACCGACGAAAGTACGTTTACGGAGGCTATAAACGCCGCGTTAAGCGATTCCATTACGAGCGTTCCCAGCGTGCCAGACGAAAACGCCTCTAGCACAATAGCAACTACGCTGCCGATTTGTTGCCCGAGTCCAGATAGGTCAATGCTGTTGAACGCTTCGACTGCCGAAAGAATCATCGGTGCCACCTCGCTAGCCATCCCAACAAATAGCCCTTGTAACTTAGTTGCAGCCGTTCCTAAAACGTCTGTGATGCGGTCAAACACTCCGGCATTATCGCGCATCAATCGTGCTTGGTTGCCAACGGCTGCGGCTGCGTCATCAAGTCCACCGGCAGCAAATAACGCTAATGCTCGGCCTCCGCTCTTTCCAAATATTTCCATCGCAATCGCTGCCTTCTGCGCAGGATTTTGAATCTTAGAAATAGCCTCTCCAACAGCCTGCAATTGTTCATCGGCGCCCATTCCTGACAATTCAGCCGCCGACAATCCGAGACGCTGAAATGCCTCTGCTGCGGGCCCGCCAGCGGTTGCAGCGCCCACAATGGCCTTCTGCATTTTGTTAATTACTGGCTGTACGTCCTCGGCGCTCATGCCTGCCTGTTTAAATGCAGTCTGAAGTACCATCAACCTGTCGATAGCGATACCCGTCTGCTCGCTAAGGTCAACGAGCGCCCCGCCCGCTTCCATTGCCGAGTACATCCCAGCCACAGCCGCGCCAGCCGCCGCCGCTGCCGCACTAAGGCCCGCCATGATTGCTCCGCCAGCAATGCTACCGAGCGATGCGCCAAGTGATTTTACATCATTTGACGCTTTTTTGATGCCGTTGCTAAAGCCAGAAACATCCAGATTTAATGCTGCTTCAAATGCCATAAATTAACTCCGTTTTCCCCATTCAATTGCATTCGGGTCCACTTTCTTTTTTGCCAGTGCCGCAATTATTTGCCTGCGCATCGCGTCAGCCTGCCGCCCAAAAGCCCGGTTTAATACCTTCTGGATGTAGCTGGAGTCCGAATGATTGGAGGTATTTTTTGCTTCAATCTTGAGTTTTGTGTCAGTAGTTGCAAACTTGTAACTGCCAGAGTTTTTTGACTTTAAACGCGCAATCCATGCTGGATATTTTATGCCGAGAGAGTCCGCTGCCGTAGACCACCCTGCCGCTGTAACGCCGACGTGCTCGAGTAGCTTTGCGCGGACTTGCTCCAACTGCGACTTGAGTATCGGTCGCTTTTTGTCGACGTATGGCTTTTTACTTGGTCGTTGTTGACGCTTGTACCAGGCTAACGCGGCAGAAACGCCGCCACTTGGAATCTGGATTTTGCGCTTGGCTAATTTCTCCAAACTTAGCGCGTCCGATATGGGCAAAAATGCTTTGCCCGTGTCGCGTTTAATTGCTGCTTTTGCTGCTCGAAATCCTTTGGCAAAAGACGTGTCTGACATTGGAGGCGTTAGCAAAAAGCATTTTGCGATTACTCCCTTAAATTGCTTTTGAGCCACTACAGACGCTTCGCGCTTGCTAGTTCGCAGGACGTTGCCAAGCCACCGTTGAAACTGCTCTTGCTGGTAATTGACCTTAATTGTCGCATTCATCGGCGGATATAGTTGAGCAGAAATCTAGCAGGCTCTTAAACTCTTCCACTGAGTTTTGCTTCGGTTTGATAGTCCATGCGCCGTTAGCCCATAAAGAGGCGTGAAGATACCGCAGAGCGCGGTGGTAAGGCAGTTCCCAGAGGATCTGTTGCTCGGTAAATCCGTAATTTGTGGCCAGAGCGTAGACATAACTTTCGATTACGTCTGGCCGACAAAGTTTTTTGGTGCGTCAGATTTTCCGTGTGATGGACGGTCAACCACTTCAACTGCATTCGCTTTTGCTTGGTCCGAGATGCGGTTAATTTCAGCGATCATTTCCGACACGGCGCTGATTGGAATCTCAAACCCAAACGCTCGCGCATCATCACCAGCGGTGCCGTTGCGTAGTGCTTTGAGCACGTCGCCAAGAGGCTTCACGTGAATCCATGCAAATGCAATTAGCTGCTGTTCAGCCTCGCCAGGATTGTCGCAGAGTTTGCCAGTGGTAAACATGGTGAGCCCCATCTGCTCGCAAGCGGCTTTTGAGCCCAGCGTGAACGGACGGAACTGCATTCCGCCAATGGTTTTCTCTCCGTCTAAAAAGTCGTTAATCATAATTCAGCGAGGATTTTTGCTTTCTTGGCTTCTGGCAAATCCGGGTGAATTACCGCAACCCGGTTGCCCCGACGGATAAGCACGGCAGGTTTTTCATCGCGGATCCACGCTTTCAGTCGCACCATGTTATCGCGAAAAAGCCGCATGTAAGAAATCGGGTGCTCTGGGTTTTGATCACACCATTCGCGAGAGTTCCACGAATTTCGGAACTCTTGAAATTCCATTTTCTTGCCGTTGAAATCAGCAATTTTCCCACTGTCGATGTGATACGTCATCGTCTGTCGCGGCCCTTGCTCGGAGTCCTCAACGGTCCATGAGTAGGGATCCTCCTGCAATAAACTGCCGCCACAAGTCAACCATGCTCCAATCAAATCCGTGTTAGGTGACTTGAGCGGGTGCAGGTTGTCTTTTACAAAATCAATGGTCTGTCCAATCTTCATAAATACTTCTAATCTAGCAATTAACTTGTGTGGACGTAGCCTGTGCCCGAATAACTGAATCCATTCCAATCCTCGTTTGATTCCGAGTTTGTGGCATTTGTGATGATGATTTTTCCAGTCACGCCAGTCGGTGCGCCCGTGCTGCCGCCAGCCGACACAGGGCATGTGCCTTTGCCCTTAACCGTAAATGAATAAGAATCATCGACGCTGCGAGCGGCAGAATGATGACCATCCGACGTGATAAGTTGTTTGATGTCGGCTTTATGCTCAACGTCAACGGACTCAATCAACGTGCCTGTGATTTTAGTAATTCCAAAAGTTGAAGGCATAATTTTTTAAAGGTAAAGTGTTCCCGTGATTTCGCTTGTGGAGAAGTCGTCGTTGCTCTGCGAAAACTTAGAACTCGTGATTGAGAGCCCGGTAAAGTTTCCAGTCACAACCGTAGATAAGCCCGCGTCGCCCTTGGTCTTGACGTTAACGGTTGTCGTGCTGCGCGGCTTGGGAATCGCCTCAGCAATTTGCCCCAATTCGTTTTTGATTGTTGCCACTTCTACATCCACCGATTCTTCAGAAGATTGAAGATATCCGGTCGGAGCGGTTAATCCAAATGTGCCTAATACGCCAAATGATGCCATAAAATTAAACAGGTGAAAATCCAACTATGTACTGCAATGGAGTTTGCCAGTGCCGCTCGGCGTGCGCGGAATCGTCTGATACCGCCACAATGCCAGCGAGCTGCACGACGGTTGACGTAATCGAAATGGTGCGCATGAACGAATCCACGGTTGCTACAAACGCAACGTGATCCGCCGGGGTCGTATCGTCGGCCTGCGAGCAGGGAATAACGGTTAACTGCCCACGGCCTAGCGGCGAGCCCACAACGGAGTCCGAGCGGAGCTGCAACAAAATGGCTGGCGAGGTCACGCGCTCGTTGTCCTGCGGCTCCCCGACGTAGATGTCGGGAAACTCGGCCTTAAGTGCGTCTGCAATGGCTGCCGCTAAAATGCCGCCGATCATCGGGAGACGTCCTCCAAATAAATGCTCCACGCGGTCGGATGATCCGCAGTCCGCACAATGCGACGCTCAACGCCTCGGATAGTCAGACGGTCGCCTTTCTGCGGTGTAGGAAAGCCACGTTTTTGCATATAAATTTCGCAACTAATGTGCGTCTCAAACCCGCCAAAATTAAGGACTTCCGAAGTGTTGGTTTCGTTGATCACGCCCTTGTAAGTCTGGCCGAGATAATCAAATTCCTCGCCCATGAAATCCAAGGACTGAGCGAGTGCGTTGGCCGCAATGTCGAACCATACGCCCATTAGTCGGATTTCTTGCGCTTGGTAGCGGGTGCCGCTGGCTGCGGTTTGTTGCGTTTTTCGCGGTCGGGTTCAGCCAGGACAAAAAGCCGAATCAGACCAGCGTCGTCGCAAGCCTTGTAAAGTTCAACTGCCTCGCCGTAATTGTCAGAGGTCAGGATTACTTCGTTGTCGCGGGTGACGATTGTCAGTTTTGCGCTCATAATTGGGGATAGTTCAAAGGGGCGAGGGTTATTAAGCCCCCGCCCCGGTTATTAAGTTTACTGAGAGACAATACGCACGCCCATTTCAGAGCGGCCCTTCTGAACGCCAAATAATACGCCTAGGGAATACCATAATTCCGCTTGACGGTTATCGTATGCCCTTCTGAATTGTACCGGAAGGTTTAGACCAGGGATAACAACGTCAGCGATTTCGGTGCCAGTCTGTACCGCGCCATCAGCGTTTACGCTGCGAGCGGCCATCAAGAGCGCGGATTTATGGAACGCAAACCCAGCAAGATATTCGCCATTTGCGTCTGCGAGAGTGGATTCGTAAACGTCAAATCCAGCAACGCGAGGAATGAAGCCTTCAGCTTTTTGCGCAATGAAGCCGGGAAACTCAGCCGTGTTCAGCGACTTGAGCAGGCTCGCAAAATACGCAGGCGAGAGAACCACCGCGCGGCCTTGTTGAGGAGCGCCAGCAATGTTTAGCTGCGCACGAAGGTCGGCGAGGTCGTTACGATCGAAGTTTGCGGCCGTCGAAGTCAGCGGAGTCGAGGTGAAATTTGCTGCGGTGATCAGATTCCACAATGCGCCAAACACGCTCTCGCCAACGGCTTGCATGGCAGGCTGCACAAACAAATCGTTGAGGTTGATCGAAGACTTAGAACGCTCAAGATCGTTGAACCCGTAGACAAATCCGGGATAGGAATCCAGCGTGATCGTCTTGGCAATTGTCTGAACGCCAGTGCTAGAAAAACCAGAGGAAAGATCCTGCGCTGTGACGTTTACGGGGTAACGAGTTGTAATGGATGCGCCACGGTCAGCGATTTCAGAGGAGAAATCGTAAGTGATGCCGTTGAGGGGAGCAAAAAGAACTTGCAGCGCAGGAAGCGACTCCTGAGCGATTTGGGCGAGATTTACGCCTGCGATTGTGTTGGACATATAGTGTTAGTTTAGAGTGGTTTAGCTGCGGAGGGTGTCACGATGCTTCGTGTAAAATTGATTGCGTGCTCCAACAGGGAGCGCGTTATATTCGGCCCAAAGTTCCGTTTTTGTTTTGGGCACCGAATCAGCGGCGACGATTGCAACGGGATCAACGCCAAGATTTGCGACAATTGCATTAGCCTTAGCAGCGGCATCGAGTTCGGCAGCGGCCATAGTTGCGAGCGTTGCGGTGTGCTCGGCGGTAAGCGATTGGAACGCCAGCACTGCTGCGCTTAGGTCGGCCTGCGTTGCAGCGAGTGCGGCTAAAGTCGCCGTGTGTTCGGCAGTGAGGGTCTCA